ATAGTTGCTTGATATAAATCCATTATTTAACCCAGACGTGGTTGAATTTAGTTGGAAGATTTTCACAACTAAATTGATCTTCTTTATCGTAATTAATTACCTTTACGCATTCATCCGTTGAGTAACTAAACCACACATCTGGCATAGAAAGAGCTTCAAGCCAAAGATAAACAAATCCGGCTGCTAAAATAGCAAAACAAAAACCTTGAAATAGTTTCATCCCCAGATCTCCATACCAGTAAAACCTTCTTGAGTCCAACCACGGGCTACAGCATGAGCTGCAATCATGTGAACGTAATCCATCTGAGGCCAATGGCCTTCTTTCTCAGCCCACTTCTTCATGTCTGATTGAACCATAATTGATTGCTCTCCTTGAGCTGTACCAGCATTGATACGATCAATTTCTTCCCATACTAGGTCTGTTTCATTTGCCATACACATAGTCATTCTCCTCTTAAGAATAAAAAGTTTCGCCAGTAAAGATGTTTACCATCTTTTCACCTGCACCAAATGCTGCACGAGCCATAGCACGTTCTTCAGCAATTTGCTCTTCAGAGCGATTAGCTTGAGCTTTGATATAGTCTGCAATTGCAGCTTTATCTTGAGCTTTTTTAGCAGCTACAGTTAAATCAATATTTTCTTGAGAGATAAAACCAGCTTCCATGAAGTCGGTCAACATGTCTTCGAATGGAGAACGATCATTTGATTTCCAGTAAACAACACCATCTTGAATATAAGCATCTTCAAATTGAGTAGCTAGTTTTTCAGCTGTGTAACCAGTGAAAGTTTGTGTTCTAGGATCTCTACGCATTTTCATTCTCCTTCATTTGATATAACTATACTATACTATCTAGAGGTGAATGTAAACAAAAAAATGCACAATTTGTGAAAAAAAGTGCATTTTGTTTTCGTTTAAAATCAATTACTTACAAATTCTAGTGATTTTGGGTAGATCTTTCCAATAGCTTCTGCCACTGCTTTTGCCAGATCCATGTGTTCTTTCTGGGTTCCATTGGCTGACCTAAGTTCAATGTAGTGAATCCAGCTTCGAATAGTCCCATTGACATATAGTCTTGAGACAGTGTTGCCTTCAGGGAGAACTGCTCTTGCTTGTTCTTTGGCAATTCCTGATTCGATAGCCCAGTTGTAAACTTCTTTTGCATGATCGATTAGCTCCTGTTGTTTATTTACCCATTGACCCATTAGAATTACATCATCTGTTTTTACACTATTTTGGCGATTTGTAGGATCTTGGAGTCGGGCTTCTCTTATAACAAAATTATCATCAAGATCGCGGATATCAGCATACCGCTGAGAAAACTCTTGAAATGAAAACGATCTGTGACGGAGGAGCTGCCTTGCAATGTCTCGGGTTGTTTCGATTTCGATACATGCGCTTGCCATTTCGAATGGTGACCAGTGCTTGTGCTTGATGAGATAGTCAAGTAACTTTGGTGTTGTTTTGGTATTAGCTTGGTTTGATGGATTGGAGACACGGGCGCAATAAGCGATGAGGTCTTGGATATTGTCAAGCCCCTCCGCTGCAAGTTCGCCAGAGTAGATTCTAAATGAGGGTTGACTATGGGAGATGAGACGTGCATGCATTTATACTTTAAATCCTTCAAATTTCTTTACATTGTTTTGTGAGTAATCAGCAACTGGTGCTTGACCTGAATCCATAATTTGTTGTGCTGATTGTTCAACATCATATAGTTTCATTTTTGATCTATCAACACCAATAACAAATCGTTTATTAGCGCTTGGATCATTATACCTATTCTTTAATTGTTTTACTAAGATTTGTCCAAGTCCTTCGAGTTCTTCGTTTGAGATGAGAGCAAACATAAGATCGGCTGTAGCAGGTAATCCAAATGATTCTGACGTGTCCTCAAGGCCAACGTCCGAGTTTGAATATCCTGATCGAGTTGTTTGAGTCGCTGAGACAATTGGCACGTCGAATTCAACTGCAAGTCCTCGAATTTCTTCAGCAATTGCCTTGATGTAGGAATATGAATTAATGGCACCGCCCATTCCTTTCATACGTGATGACGCACAAATATTTAGGTAGTCAATAAACACAATATCTGGCTTAAAGTTTTTCTTCAATTGAAGTTCTTTCATTAAAGCTCTAAAGTGACCAACATGAGCTGCGCCAGTTGGATATTCTTTAATTACTAATTTACCATGAGATTTATTAGCAATTTGAGCAACTTTATTGCCAAACATATCTTTTGATAGATTCGGAAGCTGATCAATAGGTGTATTCATTAAGTTCGCATCAACTCTTTCAGCGATGCGTTCTTCTGCCATTTCCATTGTAATATACAAAGCATTTTTGCCTTGAGCAAGAACTGATCCTGCAACATGACACATAAACAAAGATTTACCTACGCCAGTACCGGCTAAAGCGATATTCAGTGTTTTATTAGGAAGACCACCTTTTGTTATTTGATTGAAATAATCAAGATCAAACGGAATACGTTCTTCTTGACGATGATAGAATTCATAACGAGACTGAAAGTCATCAATATAGTCATGGCCAACATTAGTATCAAATGCAACTGAAAGAGCATCAGACAATAATTCTGGCAAAGCGTTTTTAGTTAGTTGTGGATCTTTTCCATCGATAATATTTATAGATTTCATAATGGCAAGATAGATTGCTCTATCTTGACACCATTTTTCGGTATTCTCAATAAGCCATTCAAAGTTAGTTTCTTCAGTATTTGAAATTTCTTTGATAATAGCTACTGCTTCAGAATATTGACCATCACTAATATCTTGAGACTCAATCTCGATAGCAAGAGCTTCTCCATTTGGAAGCTTATTATATTTAGTTACAAAAGAAATGATTTGATCGAAGACAATACGCTGAGTGCCTTCAAAATAATCTTTCTTTAAAAATGGAATAACCTTACGAGTGTAATTTTCATTATTAATTAGATTCCTCAGTATTGTCGTTTGTAGATTCGGTTCCATCAGGTTGCTCGCCAATTGCAAAATTATTTTCTTCTAAAGCTTCTTCGATAACATGTACTAGAATATCACCAATATATTCATTAAAGTCTACATTAGCTTCTAGTTCTTTGGGATCAAGCGGTGTTTCTTCAATTTGATATTGAAAATTTAGTTTGGGTGGACTTCCATCAAGTTTATGTTGTACTGCAACTTCACCAAAGGTAACAATTGTTCCAGTCCATTCTCCAGTAACAAGTTTAAATGAGTCATGATTATCTTTACGATATTCAACACGCTCATAGTCATATTGACTTAGACTAGTTCGCATCAAGTTCTCCTTCTAAAACATCTTCAAATACTGCTTCATCAATTTGTGATTTATAGCCAATTGTATAATGTTCTTTTACAAATTCTTTAAAATTAGTTTTTTCAAATACTGGTTGCCAGAACTCTTCGGTCAAAGTTTCAGCTTCACGTACTTTACTTGGACTTAGTACTTCACCTGTTGCTGGATCAATTGCTTCATACCAGCCGTTACTTGGTTTGCGAACATAGCCACCAACCATTGCAACTTCGAGTAGACCAGACCATTGTTCTACACCACCATCCCAAGATACTGAGATTGGAATTTTAGATTTTTCTTTTACATAACGAGACTTATCAACATTAATTACAAAGTCATAGCCAGTAATTTCTGTACCCTTTTTGTTTTGTCGGCGGCCAAGAATCCAGATATTATCTGCTGAATAGTATATACCAGTGCCACCACCAACAACAGCTTTTGGAAACAAACCAATTTCCATATATGTATGGTTAATAGCAAGAAGCGGAATATCTTTCATAGTCAAATAAGGTGTTGACATACGGAAAAGACCTTTGAGTGCTTTTGCACGGGACATATCAGCAACTGATTTTTCATTGATAGCATCTTCAAGTTCTTTCTTAGATGCAAGGTTACCAATTGAGTCAATAACAACAATAACTTTTTCACCACGATCAATTGCTTCAAGTTGATTAATCAAATCAAACTTAAGTTCTTCAACATTCGTAATTGGTGTATGAAGAACACGATCAACAGGTACACCAAATGATTCAAAATAAGATTGAGGAGAACCAAATTCTGAATCATAAAATAACATAACAGCATCTTCATATTTCTTCATATAAGCTGCAGCCATCAATAGCGCAAACGAAGTTTTGAAGTGTTTTGAGGGACCTGCAAGAACAGTCATACCTGGAGTAAGACCACCATCAATAGATCCTGACAAAGCTACATTCACCATTGGTACATCAGTTGGTACCATATCTTTTTCAGTAAAGAACTTTGATTTTGAAAGAACTTCAGTATTTTTCAACTTGGAATTCTTTTTGAGTTTATCCATTACAGACATATAAATCACCTTTTTGTTTTATATTAGGTATATTATACCATAAATTCATCGAGCTGTACACTAGTAACTTCAACTTTATACGATTTTGTTTTATTATCTTGTACAATAAATTCAGAATCTATAGTATCTAATTTTCCATTCAAATAATCTTTTACTGCTTGTGCCATGTCTTGAGCAGTAGTCACAGGTACATTTTGGCAAATATGATTTAGATTTTTAAGTCCACCTTGAAGCTGAAAATCTTTTGGAAGCTTCATAATTGCTAATGCTTCTCTTACTGTAATATAACGATCTTCATCTGGATGAGCAATAGAGGTTGGCATATGGCCTACAAAAGCTCCAATATAATCTTTTGGAATCTCTGTATTTTTACGCATAATGTTTCCACCAGCTTTTAGTTTTTCATACATGCGAGTGCACTTAGCAGCTTCACGTTCGTAACCATGTGATGTCATCCATTCGCCTACTTTATCGTAGGTAATACCAGCTGCTTCAATATAATCAAGTGGATTTGTTGTTTTTTCAATCTTAGCTGCAAACTCTTGATGAGTAATACCACCTTCCATTTCTTCAAGAACGTACTTGTAAAATGGATTTTCAGATGGAATCTTTGTATTTGTGAGTAAATTCATTGGATCATCTTCTGATACAAATGCATTGCGGATTGTATCTTCAATTTTTTCATGCTCACGATTTATATATGGGAAAAAAGGAACTCTATCGCCTTTCCAAAAGAAATAAAACGTTCTATCTCTTACCTGTGATAACCCATGAAGGATTGACTTTGTTTTGTAGATTGAAAAGGTATATCCATGCTTGCTAGCAATGTCCCGAAGACGTTGTACAACTGGTTCTCCCATTTTGCTGGCAAGTCTTGGAGCATTTTCACCCCAGAATACTTGAGGGGATAAAGTACCCAATACGTACTCAGAAGTAATAAACATCCAATCATTTGCAGAATTATCGCTAGCAGCTGAAGGAGATAAACTGCTAAGCCCAGCACAAGGGCAAACGGTATTAACAACATCAACATAGGGATAAGCAGGGTCATTACTGTTACCTGATAAGATATGATAAGGAATTTCATTTTTATAATGCTCCACAATGTGTTGATCGTTATTTCCAAACGCTTCATAGCTTAAAATATACTCAGGTTTTTTTCCAAAAGCGTTTTCCATTGCAATTGTTTCACCACCAATAAGTGGTACTATACTAGCGTATTTCATCCAAAGAAGTCCTCTAAACTATTTACCTGAGAACTTTCATAAGCTTTCTTATGTTGAATGGTAGTTGCTAATTTGATTTGACCTTTCCAAGGTCCATTAGGTACTTCTTTTTCTCTAACTTTCACGAAGTCTGGCCAAAGTTCTGCAAGTTTACGTTGTGCTTCATTATGTACTTCAAGTGTGCGCCATGTAGAACAACCACCTTCAGCATTTGTTTCAGAACATGTTACCATATATTTAGCACTAATACGATTTTTGAATCCTTTTGTAAGCAATTGCAAATTTACATCAAAGTCTTCAGCTGCAGCTACTCGATTCCATTCAATTCCATCTGGTACATTTGGTCCATCATAAAATACGTTTGTCATAATACGTTGACATTCACGAACCGGCCATTGGCGTACATCTGGAATCACCCATGCTGGAAGTAAACCACCATAGACAATACCTTCATCCATCCATTGATTCATTAGACCAAACGCATCGTCAAAATCTTGTTCTGTAAAACGACGTGATAGCCATTTAGTACCTTCACCAGGATTTGGTTCTTTTACAACAAAATCGAGATCATCATCAAAAACCATATGACGAGACTCTCGGTACGTGTTAAAAATCCATTCTCGCGTAGGTGCGATTCGAGTGATACTATCAGGAAGACCAACAACAGCTGAACCATATCTTGCTCTCATTTCTTCAAACTCATGAGCTTGAACTACAAAGGTTACTTTATCTTGATATTTTTTAGGTAAGTTATTGTATGTGATTTGTTTATCCATACGACCTAGTGTGGGAATAATAATATGCTCAATCATATAAATTGCCAGCGAACTCCGGCCTCCTCAAAAAGTTGTTTAGTAAATTCAAATGAATCTTTCCATTTTTCAGGTGTATCAGTTTGTTTTGGCATAATAACTTGTTCAACACCAACTTGAATAAGTCCCTTAGCGCATTCAGAACAAACAGGCAATCCAGTAACATAAACCGTGGATCCATCAAGAGATACACCATTATATGATGCATTATATATTAGATTCATTTCTGCGTGAACTACATACTTGTATTTTAGTTCTTTATCTAAAAATCTATCTTGAGAATCTTCTATTCCTCTTGGAAATCCATTATAACCTTGAGCTAAAACTTGCCCTTTGGATCCTACAGCAATTGCTCCAATTTTAGAAGACGGATCTTTTGACCATGTTGCTACTTGTTTAGCTAAATCTAAATATCGATCATGCCATTTTAATTTATTTAATTTATTCAGAATCATCTCTTTTTCCTAAAATTGGAATTTTGCTTTCGGCGCTTTCAATTAAATCAATTACTTCTTCATTTTCAATAATATTGATAATTCGATTTGTAAGTTCAATTTCTTTTTTTAGCCAAAACATTTTTGATTCGAGTTTAGCTAATTCTTTTTCGTAAAATTCAAGCTCTTGTTCTTTACGAAGTTTTTGCTCAATAACATCAGAAATAAGAATAATTTTAGTCATTACTTCACCAAATGAAAGTGACGTTCATAAACATGCAAGTTCATAACCTGCCACATCATCAAACCTTTTTCAATTTCGCCATGTTCACCAGTAGCATCAGCCATATCATTCCAGCGTGATACAAATTTATCCATTAGGTATTGAGCCCAAGCGTAATCATTTTTATAGCCAAACACGACATCATTAGAACGCATTTGAGATACCATCATCAAGACGCCGTCACGAATATAGAATGTTTGAGCATTAGTACAAATGAAATCTGATTTGCCGCCTTCGTTAAATTCAATCCAAATGGATGGACGATTATAAACCATTTGAGCACGACGGCTGTCAGGATTAGACCAAAGTTCATTAAACGCATTACTAAATTGATCGTAATACTTATCAGAAAATACTAAGTGGCCATAATTAGAATTAATATTGCCATGCTTATCAGCTGAATATTTCCAAGCTGCTGGAGGTTCTTGATCAGTGCCATGAATATCATAAATGTTTGTAGATTGAGATTCATACCAATTAATTTCGGCGTCAATATATTCTTGACTTGGTTTACCAAAAATAGATGGTTCAGTAGCAAGAAAGCTTGCACCAATCATTTCAATAGTCTTTTGACCGGTTTTGTCAATAGTAAATGCTTCATCATTCAATTCATCGATAAAGAATTGACGAATATCTTTTACACTATTTAATAGCATCACATACTCTCTTTCTTAAGTCAGAAGATGAGAACCTATGGTCTCGTTTATTAAAATAAAGTTGAATACCACGCTTACGGCATTCATCTTTACCAGTAAAATCTTTATCTCGATATTCATCACCTAGAATACGAACATTGATTGGATACATGTTTATTATATCAACTAAATCAGCTTCTGTACAATACGGAATGATCTCATCAACATAATTTACGGCTGAAAGTTGTGTATGTCTTTCAACTAAAGTTTGAACTGGTGAATTCTTTTCAGCTCGATCGATTGAGGGATCTACTTGCAAACCACAAATAAGATAATCACATTGTGATTTAGCTTCTCTTAACATAGCAATATGACCAGCATGAAGCAGATCAAAGGTTGAACAAGTAAATCCAATAATCATTTTTTGTTCTCTTTGGTTAGTAACCAACCTTCATCAGTTTTAGACCAAACTAAAACATCACCAGCTTGCCATGCCATTTCTGCAATTAGTTGATCTGGAAACTCAAAGAAGATTTCACTATCTTCTTCTTGAACTTTAATTTTGTACACGTCTTCATTCAGTAGTTTCATTTTTTCCTCGTGTTATGTTATAACGATCATCCATTTCAGGATGTTCTATTTGGTGAATACGAAGGATAATAAGTTGAGTAAGCGCATGTACTAAATGACTTTTACCAGACTCAGGATCAATATCCTCACCTTGCCAAAATGAATTTAAATGGCGCTGGATAGACGAATAGGTTCTACCAAACCCTGTAGAACCACCATCATCACGCCAGTTATTTTCACCATACTTTTCTGCGCCAAAAGCAAAGATTTCGGCAATTTCAACTAAAATTTCTGGTGGAATAAGATGTAAAGGTGGTTTATTCGAATCGTATTTCATTTGGACTCCATTGATATAATAGGTATATTATACAATACTTTCTTCTTCTTGTAAACAAAATTGTTTACCATTCCACTCATAAATTCCATGTAAATGGTAATCGCAACTTTCTTTATTTCCAATAAAAATATAGAGCTTTTCTGGGTATTTTCTCCATGTTTCCATAGCTGCAGCATTACATCTATCTAAAACATAAGAAACATAATGTTCGCCTTCAGTAACTTTTACTTCAACATCATTACCGTCAAGATCAACTACGTCTTTATATTCTCTAGTGTCATCTTTAAATCCTTCATGATCTATCAAATATAATTCTGCAGCGTGACCATACATCACAGTTTCAATAATATTTTCTAATGTTCTACCACGCTGAGTTGAAGGTTTTGAATAAATTAGTTTAGCTTCTGCTTCAGCTCTATTATATAGCCTTACAGGATCTAAGTCGTTCTTAGCATTAAATTTCATTACATATTGCTATAGACAAATTCTATAGCCCTTTCAGCTTCTTTATCTAATGGGCGGTTATCATACCAATTGCCTGTTTCCATATCAAGTTCTTTACAAAGTTGAACTACTTCATGAACTGTGATTGGATATTCTCTTTTTACTGCATTACCTGCGATTGATACCATAATGCGATACATCATATGATACCAACCAGTTCCACTAATTGCTTTATATTCTGCAATTAAGTTTTTATTTACAAAAGGACAATCTAAATAAGACGTCCATTGTATTTGATTATTTTGCATTTGATCTTTACGATGCTGAATAATCATTTTTTGCATTGATTCTGGTAAACGCTCAAAGAAAGTTGCACCCTGCTTTTCTGGAAGAGGGTGCTTATCAATTAGAGCATATGGATCAATAAACTGACCTGTAGAATTAGTAAAGATAAAATTGTTAGCCCCAGCATATGTTGCAGGGATGTAATACATGCGAGATAAATCTTTAGTCTGGCGATCTCCGATTGATCCGAGCTCAGTGTTAAGGGCATACCAAAATTTTTTGATAAAAGATGTTTCGACCTCTGTTTTAAGTGGGAAGACAATTCGAAACTTTGGATGATCGATCGTGCTGCTAGCAGTTGAATAGCAAACGTAATACCAATTGCCATAACGGTCAAATAACTCATTTTCTAAATTTCCTTCGAATACATGATCGTCAACGTCGACAGCGGCCCATCCAGACCAATTGACAACGTTTGCATTAGCTCGAGTAGTATTCGGTTGATATGTAGCTGGTGAGATAAGTTGTGCATCTTTCTTATCTTTTATTTCAACTTTCGAAAGTTGATACAGCAGATTCTCAAATTGTTGCCAATCTGAGAATTGCATATTTTTATCTGTTTTATTATCAAAAATGCTGTTAAACAGCGTCAGAGAAATTCCCATGATTACCTTCATGTGTTGGAGCAGTCCAGCCTTCAGGCTTAATTAAATCTGGTAATCCAAATGGATTTGGACGACCTTCTTTTACACCTGGTGACTTAGCCATATTTGCTTCATACACACGATCCCAAGCTTCATTTGCATCTACACCAAATACATCAAGTGTACCAATTGCAAATACGCATAAATCAATTAAACCATCCACAATTTCTTCTGGATCTTTTGCTTCAATAGCATCACATGTTTCGTCAAGTTCTTCGCGAACCATATTCAAACGGAAGCGCAAATATGTGTGTATCAATTCATGATTATCTTTATTGGCTTCAAACCACTCACGAACACCAAATTTGTGGTGCATCATCATAATATCATTTGCCCAATCAGACATTTAGTTCTCCTATTTCATTATATAGATTATTATACATCTTTTTCTGCAATTTGTACACCCATATTTTCAGGTAATGAGTAACCAATTGCTAGCATAAATCGTTCAAGCATATCGCAAAGTTCATGAGTAGAAACATCATCCATTTCTGTACTCATTTCTACAGTCTCTTGAGTTTGCTCATGATAGTAACTAAAATGAATCATATTGTTTTTAATCTCCTAAATGTATCTTCCCAATCTTGAACTTGAATAGCTCTACCACCACTTCTTTTCATAATAATTTCAGCTAATGGAAAATCATTACCTCCTGGCATCATTTTATCTCCAAAGAAAATAGTTGGACCTTTTACAAAAGCTGCAATTTGCGATTTGTCGTATCCTTTTGGATAAATGTCTAAACCAGTTTCACCCGCAACTTGAACTACAATAGAATTTCCAAATGTTTCAGTAAATTCTTTTGCAATATTTTCTCTTTCATTTTTATGTTCATCCCATTGTCTATAAAGAAAGCGCTCTTCTAAAGAAGCGTTTCTACCAACGATTGAAAAGTTTACCATTCCTGGTCTCTCTTCAATATGCTTACCAGTTCTAATATTAAATTTGCTTTCTGAAAGTTTAGCTTCAAAGAAATCTCTATGTAATTCTTCTAGTTCCCAATCGTTTCTTCGTATTTCGACACCATTCTTCCAAACAGAATT